GTTGGTTAGCCATGGCTGACTGTTGCGCTTTAGCCTGTGCCTGCGCGCGCGCCTGACGTACCATTGCTACTTGCTCATCAGATACCAACATCGTTGGGTCAACACCGAGCATATCTGCGTAATCGTTAGCCCAGACATCTGCATCGAATTTGTCCAGGACTTCTGGTTTAATCTGCGCAATACTCCCAAGTCCTCCAACAAATCGATCAATTCCATTGGTTGCAATGGCGCGTTGTGCCTGTGCCAACATGCTAACTAACTCAACATTCAATACTTGACCTTGCAGTTCGGGCGGAGGTGGAGGAACTACGCCAGCTTCAAGCATGATCTGGAATGTAGTATCTATCAAAGGCTCAAGCAATTCGTTATGCAGTCGCTCAAGTACAGGCCCCAGCATCAGCATCTTTTCTTCATGACGCTCTGACACTTCGGTTGCAGTCATGCGGCCTGTCTGATCTTGTGACAGCATCAGGAATAAGTCTGAATAGAATGCGCTGCTAATACGCCCGCGCACATCCTGAATGTCTTGAAGCAGATAGCTGAGATTAAGTTGTACATCGAACGCGGTTTTAATTCCGCCTCCTGTACTGGCAGAATCTACGAAGCTGATACCGCCTGGCAATGTTTCAACATCACGGTTTTTCATTGACGTTGGCACTTGCAGAGGCGGGTTAGTCTGGTAATCGATGCACTGCGCTTTGCGTAGTTGCTCATGCTGCAACTGCTTTACGTCGCCCAGAGCTTCCATGCCTGGGCTGTTACCGTAGATATCCCCGCCAGCTACGCCCCATCGAGGGCATAGCGCAGGAAACTTCTTGTATCCTGATTCGCGTAATGGCTTGTCACTCCCGCCGCCAAGTTCATAATAGACGCTTGACCACGGCATATTCTTAGAATCTAACTTACTATGATCCCTATCCTCGCGCGGTTCAATTGCATGGATGATAGTTATCCACTGGTCAAGCTGCCCCTGGTCGTACATATTGCGCACTGCATTGCTACAGTTGTCATAGCCGAACTCTTTGACAATCTCGCTGACCGTCTTCTGGAACTCACGATAGAGCGTGCATACGTCGCCCCTGTAATCGGTAGCGATGCAGAATTCGCCGACAGTTAGCGGGTAATGGCGAATAACTGAATCATAATCTTCCATCATGATGCAAGCCGATGTGCCGAATGCGCCTAATTCTTCATACATGCCATGAAGTGCGCGATAGGTATTAGACTTTGCAAATATATCAAGCATCTTGGTTGTGCAATCATCTAGCCAAATCTTAACGCCCGCATTCTTCATCAGCTTGCTATCAGATACAGCAAGGCGGAACCATGGGCGGGCAGGGGAGGTAAGGCCGCCCATTAAGCCAGCGGCAAGGATACGCAGGGATTTAGTGCCTGTGCTATCGTAAATGGCGTTGTTGCGGCGCTGTCCTCGGTCACGATCTTGAACAAAGAAGCGGCCATTGCGAGGAAGCAGATAGCTTGATATTTCTTGCCAGTGCGCTATCCAGCTCGCACGTTCAGTCTTTAACTGTCCATACCTGTTTAATATCTTTTCTTTGGGAGTTATATCCGCCATATCATGAACCTAGCAGGGTATTCTTTCCAAGCGCTAACGTATTAGGGTCAACGCCACCAGCGCCCGTCAGCATCGTTTGTCCAACTCCTGGCGAACCGCCAGCTTGTCCAGCACCAGCCATGCCTCGCGCAATGCCCTGAGCATTAGGTGCTTGTGATGCTTGGGGCATAGGAGGAGGAGCTATTGGAGCTGGCGGTTTTGGCTGGTTAGCCGCGCTATATGCTGAAACCGCAACTGATCCAATCGCAGCGATTGCACCCCATGCAGCTGCTGATATTCCGAAAGCCATTAGTTAACCCCCTGCAATTCATCAATCATGTCAAAATAACTATGTTGTATTTGATTATTATTTAACTTACGACTTTGAAGCATATCGCTTTCGCATGTCATCTCGTCCTCAATATCTGTTATATCAGTTAAATCAGTTTTCCAAACGGTAGTCCAATACGTATCAGCGTGAGCAATTCCAGCACGCTTATTTCCTTTCGTCGCAGGCAATACGTGGTATCCAGTAAATCTAACCGTTCCCTCATCCGTAGTTACTGTAATATCGCCAGATGTAATGCAGATGTTATCGATATTAGTTAGTGCACCCGTTAGCATCACGCCAGCAGGAATGAAGATTGTACGCGAGCACATGCCTGCATGAATCAGGTTTGCAGTTGATAAATCAACCTGTGGAACGGTAAGCAGTAAGCTTTCTAACTCGGCTACACTGTGATTAGTTGATAGTATTACATCACCCGATTGATCCGCTGGCAGCATGGCAAACCCTATTTGCTTGAATAAGGGTCATAATCCACCATTCTGCCATTGGTACGTGCACCACCTAGCAACTTAGCGCGCTTTGGCGTGTCGATCAGCGCCAGCATGTATGCACTAGCCCAGTCAGGTGATCTGCCTATACGATTGATAATCCCCTCGCGACTTTCTACTTTGATCACACTACCTGACAGTTCCCACGTAGGCGCACACAGATCTGCTAACAGTTGCTTGTTTGGCGGCAAGCATATTCCAGTATTGTTTGACGGATCCAACGCCTCGCGCATCTTCCAGTAATATTCAGATCGCTGGTTAAAAAACCTTAGTCGCCCTGACCTATCAGTGGCTAGCGACTTCTCTGATACGTTGACGCCAATCACTTGCTGGTTAGCTGAGTTGAGGAAATCATACGGACTAGCACCGACGCCAATCACGTCAATATGGATAGGTGCAGCGTCACGCATGGCAGCAATACACAAACCCGCTACCGATGGCCCATCTGGTGTTGCTGCACCAGTGTAGGTTAGCGGTTCATCAAACCACATACCATGACGTCGTGCGATGATCGTGTTGTCTTTCCCCCCTCGCGCAACGTCAACGCCCAACGAATCCATCGGTGCTAATTGTGCTGGCTTAATCCATCGCGCCTGTGCGGCTTCTACCCACGCGGTTGGTATAACCTGCCAAGGATCGTCCTCGATACCCGCATTGAAGTCACCGTACAGCATTTGTGAGCGCAGCGGCTCAGGTAGAGATTGAAGCGTTGACATATAGCCAGTTCCTATCAAGTATGGATTATCAGTTACCCGCGCTGGTATGAACGTGCGCGACTTCGGAGTAAGGATGTTTTCTTGCTTGTGGTCATCTGGATTGAAGTCGTACAGATACTCACCATCACCACCGAGCACAAAGCTACGTGAATCAGGTACTTCTACGTCTTTACCGCCTATGGTAGTGAACCATCTAAGCTCGCCAGGCTTTGCAGGGTTGGGATGCTTTGCATCAAGCCAAGGCGCGAAGAAAGCAATTACCCATCGCCCCTCAGCTTTAGTCGGAGGGTTAAAAGTCATCAAGACTTGCGGTTTTACAGTTGGGTCGGCTGAACGAGTCCAGCCCATGACGAATCGCGCCTGAGCTTCGCGCATTTCCGCGACCTCCTCGAGCAGCTTCAAGTCGTGCGCTCGGCCTTGCCAACGGTTTTCGTCACCTGGGTTATCAAGTCCGCCGAACTCGATTAACGGCTCAGTGCCGACAGGTAATCGCCACACGCCCTTTTGCGAGTTATACCCGTTCGAGGATCCAGCTATCTCAGTTAAACGCTGCACTACGCCCTCTGTCTGCGCTTTCTCGCGTCGCACAATCAGCACTCGCTTGTGTTTCGTTATTGCTTTACCGCAAGCTAAATCAGTATTGTGAGTTGGTATCATGGCCTCACCAGCAAGATACAACCTGCTATCGCTATCAACTGAGATGCATCGAGTTGGCACGCTATCTATGCGCTCGCATGAAACGATATACCTAAATGATCCAGTTCTGCGTGTTATATTTTGCAAGCGATCTAGCTTTCTTTGCAAACTAAATACTGGCAATGATGTAGTGAACTTGACGCGCCATTTGTCACTGATAATGCGGCCGTTTAACTTAGCTTTACCATGCTGCATCGTCGCCTTGATACCAAGTGATCTGACTAGATGCAGAACATCATTAACCAATTGTTCATTAATCCCATCAAACTCACAACCACCATCCAACGCAGCATGACCGTCTGTGTCCATCAGGCCTTGTAACAACGCAAGACGCTGATTAAATGAAGCGCGAAGGTAATTTAGTGGGATATGTTTATTCTCCAGTACCCCAATTGTTCTAAGTTTAATCTTCAACCCAATAATGCTGTGCGCTATATCAGACCAGTCGTAATGCCTAACCTCAAAACCTTCTTGCTCAATCCTGCCCCATACGCCAGCATCTTTACCAGTTAGCTGTCCATTGCGGCTAGAACCATCACCAAGCCAAGCGCCAAGCGTGTAGGGCGGAACGATTAGATCTTCCTCATTTGTACATAAAGCATCTGCTATCTTGATTGCGTGATTCTTCCTGCCCGATTGAGTAATTAGCGTATTAGATATTGTTTTTGTATCACGCATCGTCCCTGTAGGAGCATCCGTACAGATCGAATACTTTGCATTCCTCTCACGAAGTGCATTAAGCCTAGAGATACTTGTAGTTTCTTTCGCACGACTTTGTCTTTTGTTACGCCGCGCTTCACGCCATTCTGGTGTCTTTCGAGTCAATGCTGATAGTTCTTTCGCATCAAACGTGACCCATCTATGAACGTCATCTGCGACTAATGTGCTTCCGTCATCGAAAGTGAGGCGATAGCAATCTCTATTGCTAATATCAGAAACGGCAGTAACCGTGCAAGGCTTGCCAGATTCATCAAACAGGGTATTGCCTATCTGGACATTACCCATAGTTACCCATCCATCAGGCGTAGCTAATGGAGTATCTAAAGCAAGTCCTTTTCCGCCACCAGCTGAACCACCGTACCCGATAATATCCGCGTTACTCTCGTAAGCTAGCGTCTGAGGTCCTGCAAGAGGTTTCCAAGGGTGGCGGCGCTTCAATTCACGCGCCAGAAGTAGGGCGCGTTCTAGTTTTGCGCGCTCATTAGTTGCTTGATCACTCATCTTTAACGGTTAGTTTTAATGCAGCCAACTCAGCCAGAATATCCTCATCACTCATAGTTGATAATGTTAGATTGCCAGATAGCTCCACGGCTTGCTTTTCGCCGTATCGCTTAGGGGCAAGCTTGGACAGATACCACTTGCGCGTATCAACTCGCAATCGTGATCTTGCTATCACTTCCTGATTAGTGCGTTCAATTCCGTCCTCAGTCTGGTATGTATCGCCTGAACTATCATCAGCAATATCAAGCAACTGATCAGCCATCACATCAAGGCCGATGTCCCTTGCAATCGCGTATTGCGTGTAAACACCATTTTTATCATCTAACAACCATGTGCGAAATGTTGCTTCGGGTGGCATACCATCACCCCTGCAAATACCTCGCAAAGTTTCACCAGCAGCTAACCGCTCGCAGACTATATCAACCATATCTTTGTTAAATGTAGTTGGTCTGCCTGTTTTCTTCTTTATAGCCATACTATAAATTCCTATCAGTCATCAAAGTGCACAGTCTTAAAATGGTGCACGTACTGAGATCGCAGCTCGCACTTTACATACTTACGCGCTGTTGTAATTCCTATGTCGAACATCTTTGCTAATCTTCTATATCCATATCCTGCATCGTGCAAATCTCGCAAAATATCGACTTCACGATTAGTAAGTTTCGCATTGGGATGATACTCACCAACGCGCAAACCTTTTTCACTCACGCCGACTAGGATATTCATTTCGCTACCCTGGCATTTCGTCTGGGCCTACTACGATTAGCCTCGGCTTATTCATTTCTTTTGAGTTCAGCTCTTTATGAATTGCATTGAGAGCAACGGCACCCATAGTTTGGGCAGGAGTGAAATCAGTTTGCGATTCAGTGACTTTTGGCTCATCCTGTAATTGAACCTCCACGCCTCTGTCAGTATCACGAATTGTTATAACGATTAAAGCCATGGTAATTCCTTTGTAAAGTAGTCTGGATATTGGTATTTGACCCACTCGATAGCGCGATCAACTGCTTTGCGCCGTGCTAGTGGATCATGTTTTGTCACAGGTGTTTCTGCTGCCTTCATCAATGCTTCCCTTGCTGCTTTTGGTAATATATCAACATACTTAATACTCATCTCACCTCCTGAATTTCAATGCCGTGGACGCACATCATCAAGTGACGCTTTATCCTGTAGCTATCAGTCACCATTCCCTTCACATCCTCCACAACAAGCGTCCCATCTGCGCGTAAATATGTGAAGTCTGCGATATACTTTAGTGGCGGACGCTTGCGGCCTTGAACGACTACGGACGGAGCGAGGATGAATACCTTTTGCCGTTCAA